GCTACAGTTTCAGTCAATGCTGTAGACCAGTAGTTATACATACGCTGTGGATCTTTTGCCATGCGTACAAGGCCAAATTTCTTGTGCTTATCGTCAACTCGTACTTCTTGACCATAAGTAGGCACGATAGGGATGAATTTACCAGCCCATTCGCCTTCTTCGAGGATTTGCATAGCAGTTAACTTGCAATACTTAATCTTTTTGCGCCATACATCACGTTTAGAAATAACAGTAATGCCTGCAGCTTCTAATACTTCTTTCTTAGGAATCTCTGTGGAATAGCCTGTAGTGCCATCAGATAGCTCTAAAAGCATATCTTTGTAGCGTTCTGTATAGAAATACTCAGCTATGCGTATATCTTCCTTAGTGACCCATTCGCTTTCCGTATCGCCTGTTCCTCTGCTGGAAAACCCTTGGTCATACTCTGCATCGGGGTACATTTTCCTAAATACGTCTTTAGAAATAACCGTTGTAATGAGCACTCTCTCGGCATCTGATCCATCTGGCTCAACGCTATTAGGATCAAAATAAACGGTAAAAGGGTTTTCAATACGTTTAATATAGATTTCTTGATCAAAGCTGTCATCCCTTACATAGTCTGTAGTAATGCGCCAGTAACCCCATCCCATTTTGACTGCATATTCAAATGCGTGATCGTATGCCTGGTCAGCATCTGATTGGTTCTCAATATGTCTTGTAATGCCTGTAATGATCTCTGCGACCTTCTCATCAGCCTCATTGTTCATGCCATGCACTTTAATGCGTGGGCGCTGTTGACGTTGCTGATTACAGATTTGACGAATATACGCATCAACTTTATTGATGGTTAAGCAAGGCCGTGCTTCTAAAACACGGCTATTTTGCACATCTACAGGCCATTGATCGCCTGCTGCAAATCTCACATCATCTAAGGCTTCAGCACGATTATTGCTGTCTGAATCGTTACAAAGTCTTAAAAAATCTTTAGCTTCTTGGATTCTTCCATCGGATTGTGAGTCTGCAACGCTATCGTATGCCATAGAAATTCCTTATAGATTGGCTGATTTTATGCCAAGTGTAGCATTTATACAACGCATTTTAGCCCATCCAGCTTGCTGGCAGTTGGTAATTGGCTTTCTGTTTTGGCGCTTTTCTAGGCTCATTGACCATTAGCCCGATGTATCTAAAGGCATCCGCTCCGTGGCTGTAATTGTCGTGCAAGGGCTTTTGGCTAAATTGCTTAGTGTCAGGATCTACGTCATAACGATAATGGCGCAGGCATTGTAGGCCATCGTAACAGTTATTGCGATCAAACCAGCACTTATTAAAGATCATTCTGGCAGCGTTGATTGAATCTACTATTGGTGTACGTTCAATGACTCTTGTGTTATATCCCGCAGCTCTAACAATTTCTTCGATACTTCTGCCATTAGAAGATAATGTTTTATTCCCTGCATCATGAGGCAGCCAAAGAGTGTCGATAACGTATCCATATTCTTGTATTTTAGCAAGATAGTGGGCTATTGTCTGCTGGGTGTTCTCGTAATACCGTATTAGTCTTGTTTCCATGCCAATAAACTGAACAAACCAAATAGCAGTAGCATCTGCCCAGCCCAAATCAAATACAGCATGAACAGGCTTAATTGGATCGTAGGGTACATTGGTTATTCTTCCATCTAGTTCTGCTAAATTCATTTCTTTAGCGAATATAGCACCATCTACTGTTTGGCGGCATAAACCTTCCCAAACTGTGTTGTAAGCATCCCTATCCCTGCTAAATAGGGCATCTTTCTCTAATTTGAGCGTATCAGGAAACCAGGGATTGTCTTGCCAATTAACTTTGACAGTCTTGCAGTTGTCAGGGGGCGAGATAACAAACCTTTGATAGGTTTCGTCTGACTCAAGCTCTGGGTTAAATGTGACCCATATTTCTGAGTTTTCTTTACGGATCGTAGGTATAAGAATGTTCCACGATGTTTTAGATACGCTCTGTGCTTCTTCGACCCAGCATATATCCACACCCTCATAGGACTTAATGTTTGTGACGTTGTTCTTAAGCCCAACGAACGCAAACTCTGTGCCGTTCTTTCCACGGATGGAGTTCTGAGTAATTTCATAAAATGTTTCTAATCTTAAATCTATTATTTGATCGCTCAATAGCTTATGAACGGATTGGCTAATGGAGTTTTGGAACTCACGAGCACATAGCACCCTGGTTGGTTGTTTTACGCCTAATACAAGCAAAGCCCTAGCAAATGACCATGATTTAGATGATCCTCGCCCACCAAATGCCACCTTGTAACGCATAGGTTCAAACAAAAATTGCAGCTTATAAGGAAATTCTACCCCTGATAATGCCTGCCTAATTTCGGGTGAAATACTACTCTGGCTTGACAAATCGAACCTCTAAGCCCTTTATTGGCCCACCATCTTCGCCTGTTAGCTCTGTAACTTGTGTTTCTTTCCAGCCAGCCCTTGTTTTAAGCCAAAAGATTGCTGCTGTCATATTGCCTGATTTAGCGTTCTGAAAAAGGGTGTTTGCTATCTGTGCATTGGCATCTATACGGCCATCTTCTAATTCAGGTTTGTAATGCTTTCTAAGCGTGTCATCAGTTATATCTAGTTTATGGGCTATATCGACAAAGCGAGTTCCCATAGCAGCCAGGTTTCTCACTAGCTTTCTGCTGTCATCAGTTGGAATATGCTCTACGCCTTGTGTCATTCTTTTATTAACTCCGAAAGTACAGCTTTTTTGCCTGTAAATTCTTCCCAACGTTGGACAATTACATCGCAAAATCTTGGATCAAACTCCATTATGTACGCAGTTAATCCATTTTTTTCAGCGGCAATCAATGTGCTTCCTGATCCACCAAAGAAGTCTGCAATGGTTTTAGATGTGATATTAAATCGTTTAATAATCCATTCCATTAAAGATACAGGCTTTTGCGTAGGATGAACCCTATTGGTTTTTTCAGATGCTTGAGTAAATTGCCTTACAACGCTTCTAAAGTTAGCCCATGCCAATTCACAATCAGTTTGATCTGATTGCCCATTGTTTTTGTCCCAAACAAGCCAACATTCGCTATCAGGCAATACGGAGCAATAATAATTTGCGCCCCACCATATTTGTTTTGCATCAGGATATAAGCCGTAAATAAGATTAAACGCATCTTTGGCAACATCAGGAGTGTCATCACCCATAATGTCAATTTTGTAATTTTTCTTTAAAACTGATGATTTTGTTACTGCGTTCATTCCGTATGGAGGATCTGTGTGTATCAAATCAGGATAAACACCATTCATTAACTTATCTACTGCATCAATGTTTGTGCTATCACCGCACATAAGTCTATGATTACCAAGGATGTATATATCACCTAACTTAGTTTTAGGTTCTTCAGGCACATCAGGCACAGCATCTTCGTCTGTAAGGCCTGTATTAGGCTCTATTACGTTCAATAGGGCATCTAATTCATCTTTGTCAAAGCCAAGTATGTCTAAAGCAAAATCATCAGCTATAAGCTCATTTAACTCAATTGTTAATAGCTCTGTGTCCCAATCAGCATTTAAAGCCAATTTATTGTCGGCAATAATTAATGCTTTCTTTTGGGTGTCGGAAAGATGTGCCAACTCAATAACAGGCACTTTATCCATTCCAAGCTTACGAGCAGCCAATAGCCTGCCGTGACCAGCAATAATCCCATTAGTCCCATCGACCAATATAGGGTTAGTCCAGCCAAACTCTTTGATGCTGGCGGCAATTTGAGCCACTTGTTCATCAGAATGTTTACGGCTGTTGTTAATATAAGGAATTAAAGCCTCAATAGGCCGTTGTTCTATTTTCAAGATAATGAAATATCAGGCTCTTTAGGAGCTTCTTCTTTCTGTTCTGTAGGAGGATTAGATGCTTGGATTTGAGCTACTTGAGGTGCTGCTTGTCCATGAATCTTAGCAATTAATCCTGCTACATCTGCATAAGCTTGCTGACTAATGTGCTTTAACGCTGCTTCTACTTCAGCGATTTCTAAATATAGATTAATCATTTTTTGGCTTTCTTTTTAGCTTCACGTTGAACGGCATATCCAATAGCAACTGCTTGAGCTGGTTTTTTGCCAGATTTGATTTCAGTTTCTA